GACCCTACTTCACCCGCCATGGCAGCTTCTCACGTCACGTTGAATTTCAGGTACCGCGCCGCAGCGCCGGCCAGCGGGAGTTGCTGGGCAATGTAGGCACGCATCGCTTCGATCGCCTCGTTCGACTTGGCCTGCAGCGCCGGACGCATGAACGGATGCGCCGGCACCCACTTCGCGACACCCAGCGCCCGCCCGGCCGCCTTCGCGGTCTTCGTCATCGCGTGTGGGACGCGGGCGTAGTGGCCGTACTCCACCCAAGAGGCATAGAAGGCGTCGACGCTGCTCGACTTGCCGCCCGCGCTCTTGCTCGCCTTCTTGCCACGCCGCACGTCGACCCTGAAAACCTCTCGCGTCGCGGTGCACTGGCTCGGCACCCGCGTCTGGTAGATCGCCCGCTTCAGCGTCCCGGGTGGCGGATGACCCTTCGCCGGCATGACCGGCCCCGAGGACGCCGAATCTGGCGCACGCGTGACCGCCTCCAAACGCAGGACACTGGCGCCCTTGGCAGCAGCCCCGCGAATCACGTTCTGCTGCATCTTGGCCGGCAACTCGCGCAGCTCTCGCAGCATCTCGTCGAGGCCCGTGAAAGAGATCGTGATGCCGTCACTCATCGCGGCTCGTCCTGATGAGCGACGCAATCAACTTGGACTGCGCGTCCTTGTCGTCGAGCAGAATCGGCTTGTCATCCCCCTTGCCCAGTGCCCTGCCGAGCGCCGGCATGCCGTCCGACGGGGCATAGGGCTGCGGCCTCTTCGCCGTATCCCGATGCGTGTTGGCCACGACCGCCCACACCTGGCCATGCATGAACTCGTCATGCAGCGAGCCAAAGGGCTCGATCCGTTCGAAGGCCATCATTTCCGTGATCTCTTCACTCGTCACACTGACAAGCAACTCGCGCGCAGTCCGCCCGATGGACTGCGCCCACCTCAGGACGAAGCGCCGCTCGGGGCGGCCGGCGAGTTTTTTGCGGCATCGTCCACCGACGTGGCCAACATGCCGTTCAGCGTCGCCGCGGCGACGAACACACGCTCGAGGGCGCTGCTCGATTTCTTGGACAAGGCCGGCGCGTCCTCGAGATTGAAGATGCGCTGCCCGTCGTCGTTGATCAGCGTCAGCGTGACGACCTTGGCGCGGTAGTCGGTCATGTCGCCCTTGCCGTCCTTGATCGCGAGCGAGGCATTGAGCGTGTCGCGCTCGGTGCCGGTCATCATGCGGACACGCACCGTGCCGCCCCATTCCGGTACGTCCACGTCTTGCGTGGCCAGATCCTGTACCGAGAGGATGGATTCGCGGTTCAGCATGACATCAGGCCCAGGTGACCGGGCCGGTGATCCGCAGCCCGATCGTGCGCTTGACGACCTGGTCGACACCCAGAGAAGTCGTGCATTGCGTCACGAAGGCCGCGAAGGTCGCCGCATTCGTGTTCGGCAGCGTCAACTTGTAGTTCTTGACCAGGCTGGACGAGAAGGCGTTCATGACCTTCAATTGCCCCTGGTCGGCGTTGTCCTGATCGCACTCGAGCTGCAGGCTGCCGGGGTCGATCAAGCCCGTGACGATTTCCTTGGCCGTGCTGGACAGGTTCGTCACGTCGATTTCCGCCGGCTTGCCGTCGAAGCCGGAGATCGTCTTCATGTTGCCGATGGTCGCCCAGTTGCCCGGCGTCGCGGTCGCGGAGCCGGCGGTGATCGTCAGCCCGATCGTGTTGATGTCGACCGCGAAGGTGTTGGCGGTGACGTTGCCGATGCTGACGGTCTTGCCGTTCAGGGCCGCCGCATCGGCGCCGGCAAAGGCGGCGAACGTCATCACGTCGCCGTTCGAGAAGCCGTGGGCCGCCGAGGTCAGGATTGTCGGGAAGCCGACGGCGACGGCGCTGACGGTCTTCGCCGAACCGCCTACGACTTGGATCTGCAGGATCGTGCCCTGCGCGCTGAGTGCAGTGTTGCTCATGAAAAGCTCCAGTGGGGTTGCCCCGCAGGCGCGGGAATGAAAAAGCCCGCCGCGATTGCTCGGGGCAGGCTAGAAACGGGATGCCAGCGCAGGGCAGACTCCCGGAACAGGGTCAGGCGGTCGACCAGATGCTGTAGTCCGCACTGATGCGATGCGCCTTGATCGCGCCCTCGTAGACATCGAACGAGGACAACGGAACGCATTGAGGAAAGGCCGCGAGCAGGTCGAGCGCCACCTGCTTTGCCAACGCTGCAGCCGCACCGTATTGCCGATCCAGCACATCAATCTGAATTCGCGTGCTCTGCATGTCGCTCGGCCCCTGCAGCGTGCTGTTGGTGGTCGAGACAATGCGCTGGAAGACGATGAACGGGAACGTCGGCGGTTCTTCGGTATTGACGGCGTTCCAGGCGCCCCCAAGAAGATCCTGCCGCGCCAGAGACGCCTGGAGGACATCGGTGACGTGCTGAACGAGCGTCGTCTCGTCCGATGACACCTTGCCGATGGCGTAGGCCGATAACTTGTTGAGTACCGCCGTCTTCGTGATGTACTTGCCGGGGTTCTTCGCATCCTTGTAGCGATATTCGTATTCGTCGGGGCTCGTGCTTCCGCCGTAGGCAGCCCACCATGACCAGCCGACCTGGTTCTGGTTCAGCAGCGTGAGTACCAAATCCTGGTAGAACATCGACGGGTCATCGCCCGAGCGCACGCCGACTTGCTGGACGAAGATCGGCACGTTGTGCGCCGTGCGCAGATCCAACAGATGCTGCAGGCGTGTTGCCGTGTCGGTGACATCGGCGCCCGTATGCACGAACAGGTTGCCGGTGTAGATGACATTGGTCGCGCCGGGGATGTAGGCGGTGTCGGCGATCCGGATGTCATAGCCATTGCCCGGGCCGATCAGGAACAACGACGTCGGGTCAACCGCGGTGACAGCGGCCATCGCCTCCTGATAGAAGGTCGTGATGTCCGCCGCCGAGGCGGTCGGCGCATTCGGTTCGGGCAGCGGCTCGATCCAGGCGATGTAGGGCGTGTTCTTGTAGCGGTTCGCGATGAAGGCCAAGACATCGAGGTACAGCGCACGCTCGTCGAGATCCGTAAAGAAGTTGTGCCCATCCGCTCCGTAGAGATTTTGCGGATCACAGAACCCCGTCGTCTCACCGTCCTGAACGCCACACTGACCGCAATTCGAGTCGATGAACAACCCGATCCACAAGTGCTGCGCTGCGCACCAGGCGACGTTGTTGTCCAGGATCGCCAGGTGAGCGGGATCGATGAGGGCGGTTCCGGTAGCCGTGTCATCGCGACTGTCGATGTTCGCGCCGCCGTACTTCCCCCACCACCGCAGCGGCAGCCGGACGCCATCGAACCCTTGCGCGACATGGTCGGCGGCATCCTGCTCGACCATCGTGTTCCAGCGGGCTTCATTGATGAAGCGCAGCTTGATCGCATGGCCGTTCTGATCAAGGATGCGCGAACCGTCGAGAGAGAGCCTGGCTACCATCGCATCATCCTTGCGTCAGGCCTTCGCTGCATTGCAGCTCGAGCCACACATGCCCCTCGTCGCGATCGATGATCGAGACGATCTCGAACTCGCGCGCACCGTACTGCAATCGCATCCGCGCCGTGACCCCCGCCAGAAAGCGCACGAACACGAGGTGCGTGATCTCCGCTACCTCGGCGGCGCCGGAAACCTGCGATCCGCCAACCATCGGGTGGATCGCCGCCCACACAGTGGCGACATCCGTCCACTCCGCCAACTCCTGCCCGAAACCGTCCTTGACGGTCGAGCGGCTTTGCACGGTGACGCGGCGACGCAGCGTGGACGTGCTGGGCTTGGGCTTGATCACAGCAGCACCACGCTCAGATGTTGCCCTTGAGGAACGCCAGGAAGGCCGTCCTGACGCGCAGCTCCGCGGCAGCCGTCAGATGCGTCCCTTCGATGGTGTCCTGCGAAGGGTTCGTCCAGGTGCCCGTGGCCCCGTTCTCGACAACCGGCGACGGATCGAACAACGCGTTGAGCGTGCCGTCGGTGACCTTCGTCACCAGCCAGGCGTTGAACAATCCACGGATGTTGCTTCCCCCCGGATCGAATGCGCTGCTCAGCGGCGTATTGGTGCCGACGGACACGGTGCGCGGGAAGATCGTCGATCCGAAGACCTTCTGAATGCCGTCCGCCCGATGCTGCGTCACGATCGCGAGGAAGTCGGCCTGCATCTGCGCCAGCGAACGGCCCGCGTTAGCGTCATTGGTACCCAACGCGATCACCGAATGCGTGACGCATTTCGTGAGCACGAACAAGCCGGCCGCATAGCTGGGGGTCGACCACTGCAACCGGTTGCTGCCGCGCGACTGGTTGACCGCGGGGAGATTGAGCGCCCGGCACACCGGCTGCGCCCATCCTTGATTCGCATAGGCGTCCGGGCTGAGTGATACGGAGCCCGCCATGATCGAATCGCCCGCCAGCAGTACCGCGTTGGCCGTCAGCGCAGCCTGCGGCACCAGCAGCGCCTGGGGCGCATAAACATAGCTCTGATTTGCTCCACCGGTCAATGCAAGCGCCCCGACGCCAGCGACCTGCGACGAGTTGCCGTTCATGATCATCTGATCCACCGAGGAATCGGTGGGATAGATCTTGCGACCGGTCGGCAGGAACTGCCCGATCGTCGCGACGATGCACTCCGCGCGAATCCAGAAGGTCGCGCCGGCCGGCAACACCAGATTGGCAACCGGGTCGCTGTAGAAGAAGGTCGCCGAGCTGTCGATGGTCTTCACCGACGTACCGCTGTCGAAGGTGACCGGATAGTTGATCCCGTTGTATTCGACGGCGATCTGCGTCGTGAAGCTGTTCGGCAGCGCCACATAGCCGGATGGGGTCACGGCAAAGCCCGCGAACGCCAACACTGGATTGACCAGCGGGTTGCCGGCCACTTCAGCCTTCATCCGGCTGTTGTAGCGTTCGCTCGTGACGGTCGACGTGTAATAGCCCGTCGCGCTGATGATGCCCGATCCATTCAAATCCATCGCACTCGCGAACTGGTCCCGCCCCAGCGCGCCGAGTGCCAGGCCATTGGCGGCATACGAAACACCCGTGACATTGCACGAGATCACGTGATTGCTGTCCGCGAACTTCTGCTTGTAGGTGCTGGCCGTCTCCCCCGAGATCGCGGCACCGTCGCGCGTCCACTGGTATCCGGTGGCAACAAGCTGCCCGGTCGGCTTGGCGGTGAGGACATTGCCCGTGCCGGGAACACCCACGATCTCCACGGGCGCGCGACCACTGGAGGTCGTCGTCACCTTGGCTTGGTACGTCGTGCCACCGGACGTATTCGCATCCGCCATGTGTTGCGCGATCAGGCCCGC